TAAAATAACATGCAAAGACCCGAATATTACTCATGTATATGTAGGTCATACCACGAATTTTGTCCAACGCAAACACACACATAAACATAATTGTATAAATACGAATTATGCCAATTATGGGTTGAAACTGTACGAGGTCATAAGAGCACATGGCGGTTGGTTAAATTGGAAAATGGAGATTATTAACTGCTATGATTGTAAAAACCATTATGAAGCTAGAAAAAAAGAACAAGAATATTTTATTTCTCTGAACGCAACCCTGAATAGTATTGAGTCCTTACCTAAACCGAAACCCATAGTGCTAAAAGAAAAAAAAAATAAAACAATATTGTTCTGTGCTACTTGTAATATACAGTTTACCAACAGTAAACTATTAGAAAACCATAATAAAAGAAAAAAACATCTTAAAAATATAGGGTCTATTTTATCTGTTACATCCGTGTTACATAAAAATTCTTCAAAAAACAATCATTGTGATTTATGTGATTATACATGCAGTACAAAAAGTGAATTAGATACACATTTTTTAACCGACAAACATAAATGTAACAATTTATGTAACAAAAGTAACAAAGAAATCTCAAATAAAATAGTAAACGAGTATTCTTGTACTATATGTAGTAAGATATACAAGTCTCGAGTAGGTATATGGCGACATAAAAAAACTTGCGTGGAATACCCACACACTTTAGAACACAACACCTTAGAACAAGAAACTATAACACCACACATACTTGATTCCTCCTCGAGTGAAATAAAAGTGTTAACAAATTTAGTACTAGAAATTGTAAAAAGTAATACGGAGTTGCAAAAACAGCAAAATGAATTACAGAAACAAAATAATGACCTACAACAACAAGTGTTAGAAGTCTGTAAAAAAAATAATACCACAAATAATCATATTAATTCACATAATAAAACTTTCAATCTACAGTTCTTCTTAAACGAACAATGCAAGGATGCAATGAATATTAGTGATTTTGCCAATTCTTTTGACCTGCAACTATCGGACTTGGAAAGTGTTGGCGAACTTGGTTATGTAGAAGGGATTACAAAAATTATGATTGATAAACTTAATAGTATGGATATTTATAAACGACCGATTCATTGTAGCGATGCCAAGAGAGAAATTATTTATGTAAAAGACGATAACAAATGGGAAAAGGAAGAGAAAAATAATCCGAAACTGCGGTATACCATTAAAACCATCTCCTTCCGTAATATGAAACTAGCTGCGTTGTGGAGTGATACCTATCCGGAAAGCAAAGATGGCGAATCACTTCTTAATGATACTTATTTGAAAATAATTAAAGAATCGACCGGTGGGAACGGAGAATTATCGATTAGCGAAGATAAAATAATCCGACGGATTGCCAAAGAAATTCTAATTGAAAAATAAATGGTTGGTTCATATTTAGAGAGAAAGTGATTTATTTATTAATTTTCTCTCTAATTATATAAATGGATTCCAGATTAGAACCAATAGAAGAAGAAGAAACTGGTTTTTATAAAGCCCAAGCCCCCCTTGAACATTGGTATGGTTCTCCTCCAGAGTCTTATAACGGTAATAACAAATTATTTTCTTTACAAGAATTAGCACTTACGAGAGATGCAGAGGGAAACCAATATATCGGGATTAAACGTATCCTAACAGATTCACGTGGCTTATATGAAGGTAATAAATATAGTAAGGCAGTTATAAGCACAATAAAACAAAACAATTCCAAAATCATGAAAACAGTATCCAGACGATATGGTGGTAAAACGAAAAAGCATAGGCGAAGCCATACACGTCGACATAAACGTCGTAATACACGTCGTCGTAATACACGTAGACGTAGTACACGTCGACGTAATTAGTATAAACGCAGTAATACATAAACGGAGTAATACATAAACGCAGTAATACATAAACGCAGTAATACATAAACGCAGTAATACATAAACGCAGTTATTAGTATAAACGCAGTAATACATAAACACAGTAATACATAAACGTAGTAATACATAAACGCAGTAATACATAAACGCAGTAATACATAAACGCAGTAATACATAAACGCAGTAATACATAAACGCAGTAATACATAAACGTAGTTATTAGTATAAACGCAGTAATACATAAACGTAGTTATTAGTATAAACGCAGTAATACATAAACGTAGTTATTAGTATAAACGGAGTAATACATAAACGCAGTAATACATAAACGTAGTAATACATAAACGCAGTAATACATAAACGCAGTAATACATAAACGCAGTAATACATAAACCAACCAATTTTTTATTTATCAATATATAATAAATGAAAAATATTACATTCCCCCTTAGATATTTACCCAAAACATTAAACTCAAAAGATAAAAACAGACAAATTAAAATGTTAGTAAAATCCCAAAACCTCTATAAACAACAGCAGTACTATACTCGGAAAAGGTTACCGTCTTTTACTTCCAAAAAATCCAATCATATTGTCAACGCGCAGAGAATATATAAAATACCAAATATCACGCCGAATATCACCTTAGCTCATAAAACGGGGTGTAAACTCTCCGCCCTAAAACAAATTGTTAAAAAAGGCGAAGGTGCGTACTATTCTTCGGGTTCTAGACCAAACCAAACAGCCAAATCGTGGGGCTTAGGCCGTTTAGCTAGTGCATTGACCGCAGGTAAAGCCGCCGCGGTGGATTATGAAATAATTAACAAAGGTTGTAGTCACAACAAAAAAGCTTTTCTTTTAGCAAAAACCGCGAGGAAAAAATATAAATTTGGACACAGAAAAACAAAGAAGGTTACCACACTTTTAGGAAAAGTGTAGCAAAAAAACAACACTTTTTATACATTCTTTTATACACTTTTTAATACACTCTTTTATACACTTTTCATAAAAGTGTTTTGCTACACTTTTCCTAAAAGTGTTGTTTTGCTACACTTTTCCTAAAAGTGTTTTGCTACACTTTTCCTAAAAGTGTACTTTTAGGAATACATATTCATCCATGACCCCGTTTCCTTATTCTTTTTAATCAATTTATCTACAATCTTCGGCGTAATCGTAATAGGAAATTCCACTGTAATATCCATATCTCCTTCAAACAAATTTGTCCCTGGTTTCATCAAGCGGTAAAGATTCAGCTTTGTATGAATTATTTCCAAGCACCGTTTTAAATTACGCACCCCATCTTCTTTATGCGTATGCGTATTAATAATATGTTCTATAGTTTCTTCCGGTAAAATAATTTCCTCAGGATTAAACCGCACTTGTTCCCGAATCGTCGGCAGTAAATAATCTTTGGCAATAATTGCTTTCTGAGGCAGTTCATAACCTTTTGTCATAATGCAATGCATTCTATCTAACAATATTTTATTCACTTTACTCCGGTCATTATAACTGAAGAAGAAGACACACCGGCTCAAGTCGAAATCAAACTCCGCAAAATATTTATCATGGAACTTACTATTTTGCGAAGTATCTGTCAAGTGTGTTAAAATCCCCACGATTTCATCACCTTTCGGGGTATCACTGATTTTGTCCAATTCATCAAAATAGATAATCGGGTTCATGCTTTGGCATTGGATTAATTTTTTCACCAGTAAACCACAACTAGAACCTTCATAAGTATACGAATGTCCTTCGAGACAACTACTGTCGGTAGCTCCGCCCAGCGGAATGAAGACAAATTCACGGTTCAAAATTTTACTAATACCTTCTTTCACTAAGGTTGTTTTCCCCGTGCCTGGTGGGCCTTCGATAGCTACTGCATTTCCAATGGCGTCAGGATTGGTAATCCATTGTCCCACCATTTGCATGACTTGTAATTTCACGTCGTTTAATCCATATACAGCGGTATCGAGGGTTTTTTTGGCCGCCGCCATAAAGTCGTGACATTTATCTATACCATCTTCAATCCGCACGGGTAAATAATTGATTTTGTTAAAAGGAATTCGCATAAAGTCATCTACCCAGTGTTTAATTTTATTATATTCACTGCAACCAGGCTCCATATTTTTCAGACTTGATAACTTATTGTAGGCTGAGGCTTTGAAACGAGGAGGAATATCGGCTTCCAATAAAGTTAACCGATAAGGTTTGGCAATATCGACGATAGCTTTGATTTCTTCCATTTGTTTTAGAACGACGGCTTGTTCAGCGAGAGACATATTGTCTTGAAAATAATTCATATCATTCATAACGTTTTTTTGTTGTAATAGTTCTCTAAATTTTAAAGAATTTTTGAATCTTAATTTCTTGCAATTACTGGCGTGTTCTTTGAAAGTGTTATTATGCTTGAATGTATTTGAAACTGTTTTATTACCTGTACCTTTTTTATTTCCTGTACCTGCTTTGCCTGTACCTGCTTTGCCTGTACCTGCTTTGCCTGTGCCTGTACCTGCTTTGCCTGTGCCTGTACCTGCACCTGCTTTGCCTGTACCTGCTTTATCTGTGCCTGCTTTATCTGTGATAACTAAACCGACGTTTTCTGAAACTAAACCGACGTTTTCTGAAACTAAACTTGCACTAGTGTCAAGGTTGTCTAACTCAGCATCGGTATTTTTCTCATTATAATCGTCTGCGTCTGCATCGGCAACTACCTCTTCATCATGACTCGCGTCTTCATCATGACTCGCGTCTTCATCATCGCACACGTATTCCTCATCACTCGCGTCTTCCATCTCCACATCATAATCAGGGTCGTCCGAGGAATGATATGATTCATAATCATCCATATCTTTAGGTTTACTATTAGGCTGAGGACCAATCGTGAAAATAATATTGAAATTTCTCATTTTACTAGGACTAACCACTTCTTCCTCAACCTTATATTTATTTTTAGGCACATTATTTTTCGCTAGGCGAATTTTATTCGGTCCTGTTAATAATTCAGAACTAAAGGCCACGTCTCGACTAGGGGTCACGTCTCGACTAGAGGCCACGTCTCGACTAGGGGTCACGTCTCGACTAGAGGCCACGTCTCGACTAGAGGCCACGTTTCGACTAGAGGCCACGTCTCGACTAGAGGCCACGTCTCGACTAGTTCTATTGCGTGTAGCTTTATCGCTACTAGCTCTATTGCGCGTATATTTTGAAGGAAATAATTCTGCTAGCAAGGTTTTAAACCCTTGCGGAGTTTGTTTATCTGTATCTTGTACAATAAAATCTTCATCACTTTCGGATAATATATCGTCTTCATCTAAAGACATTTCTGTATCTTCGTCGTCATCATAATCATAATCATAATCATAATCATAATCATCGTCGGAAGATTCGGGTTGCTTATATGTAAATTGTTTTGCATTTTTTCGTGTGTTTGCACCTTTATTCTGCGCCATATAACTACTTCTAGTAATGGGACCGCCGATTTGCGCCAGTCCTTTAGACCGGGTATTGTATGCATGGACATTCATGTTGGAATCAATTGACATTCTCTGATTATATATATATCATAATAGAGTTAAATTTTATATCAATTTTCTATTTAATATTAATTATTAAAATTGAATTAAAACAATCTAAATATTATTATGTTAATATAAGAAGTACCATGGCTCAAAACACAAAAGGTATCATGCAAAAGAAAACGGCTTCGAAGATTATTGGTATCCAATTTAGTATTCTCTCTGATGAAGAAAAGCGGAAAGCTTCCATGGCCGAAATCACCAGTCGTGATACATATGTGAATAATAAACCTGTCATTGGGGGCTTATGTGACCCGCGTATGGGTGTCCAAGACGCCGGGTTCATTTGTCCGTCGGACGGTTTAGACCACATACAAACACCCGGTTATTTCGGTCACATTGAATTAGCAAAACCCATATTCTATATCCAATATCTGAGCACTATTATGAAACTATTACGGTGCATATGTATCAAATGTAGTAAATTATTAATCAGCAAAACCAAATACGTCCATATTACGGAGATGACGGCGGAAGACCGGTGGCAGTTTGTCTTTCCCATCGCCAGTAAAATTAAACGATGTGGCGAAGATACAGGCGACGGCTGTGGGTGTAAGCAACCCAAGAAGATTAGCAAAGAAGGCTTAGCGACGTTAAATGCCGAATGGGACAACATTGATGGTTTAACCGGCGATGATTCGGCGCGTCTCAATATGAATTTAACACCCGAAATGGTGATGAAACTCTTCCGTCGCATTACTGATGAAGACGTGACTTTTATGGGGTTTAGTCCTCTCTGGTCGCGACCCGAGAATATGGTCTGCCAGGTTTTAGCAGTACCACCGCCAGCAGTGCGACCGTCGGTGAAAGTGGATTCCCAACAGCGGAGCGAAGATGATATTACTCACATCTTAGTGAATATTGTGAAAACGAATAAAACCTTGCAGGAGAAAATCCAGGCTAACGCCAGTGCAAATGTAATAAATGATTGGACGACCGTCTTGCAATATTACGTGGCTACTTTAGTGGATAATAAAATACCTGGAGTGGCTTCGGTAGCCCAGCGGTCGGGGCGTCCCCTCAAATCGATTAAGGAACGTTTAAACGGAAAACACGGGCGGGTGAGAGGAAATTTAATGGGAAAACGGGTAGATTATAGTGCTCGCTCGGTTATTACACCCGACCCAAATATCGGTATCGAAGAATTAGGCGTACCGTTGAAAATCGCTCAAAATATCACCAAGCCGGTAATTGTAAATAAACGCAATCGCCTCTTCCTACAAAAGCTGGTGCAAAATGGCCCCGACGAATATCCGGGGGCGAAAATTCTAGAAAAGAAAAACGGCGATAATATCTCCTTACGCTATGTCGACCGCAAATCGATTAAGCTGGAATTTGGTGATATCGTACACCGTCATATGATGGATGGAGATGCAATCCTCTTCAACCGCCAACCCACATTACACAGAATGTCAATGATGTGTCATATTGTCCGCGTGATGCTCGTAGGGGATACTTTTAAGATGAATGTCTCAGTGACTAAACCTTACAATGCTGATTTTGATAAACTTATTCTCTGTCAAAAACAGGAGGCGTGAAAAGCGTGCAACCTCCTAGTCAATTGATTCTTTAAAACAACTTAAACATACAATATTTATATATAGTAATGGAACCATCAAAACAAACAAAACTGTCAAAAACTATTTTAGATGACCCAGCCGAAAGATATTGCGAAATTTATAAAATAACTAATCTTACTACTGGTAATATATATGTAGGACAAGCCGTGTCTCATATATTAAACCACAAAAGATATAGACCCTATGGACATGAAGGAAGATTTAGATGTCATGTGTCAGAAGCCTTTTCAACAAAGAAAAATCAATCACATTATTTGAATAACGCCATAAGAAAATATGGTGTGTCGGATTTTGTGGTAGAGTTGATTGAGTATTGTGAAATTGAAGAAGCCAACGATAAAGAAATACATTACATTAAACACTATAACAGTTTATTTCCTCATGGTTATAATCTAAAAAATGGTGGAAGTGTATTTACTCACAGCGACGAGAGTAAAAAACGTGTTTCAAATGGCGTTAAACGTTATTTTAAAGATAAAAAATTTGAAAGGTTTAGTACTATAACACAAATAGATTATGATATCGAAAAGTATATTAAACCTTTAAATAGAAATAAAGAGCAATATGGTTGGTATGTCTATATAGAAAAAAAGAAAGCAGATTTTGGTGGTGTCCATATTTCCTTAGATGAAAGTAAAGAAGAAGCTAAGGATTTTATTATATATATAAAGAATCAATTGGCGAAACGCCTTGCAGCGGGAAACCCCTTAGAGCCCTAACTACCACCCTTTATGAGAAATTATAAAGGGGAACACGGTTAATAGCCGTACCCAATGGTAACAATGTTAGGGATTGGGCAATCCGCAGTGCGACTACCTAAATCCGCTAAGATAGGATATGGTAGCCCTTCAACGACTGAACGGGTGTTGGTGAACAATGAAGGTCTAATCAACCAGAGTTTGCTTAAGATACAGTCTGGCCCTTAGTGAAAGCTAGGGGGTATTCATCGGGAGATGAAATGAATTTACACATGCCACAAGACCCGGAAAGTGAAGCCGAATTGCGAAATTTGGCGGCAGTGACTTGGCAATTAGTTAGCCCAGCAAATAATAAATCTATCGTGGGTATTTTCCAGGATTCGCTATTGGGAGCGTATCGTTTTACCCGCCAAAACATTACTTTTACACCTCGTGAGGCGATGAATTTATTGATGCGTTACGATAAAGTCGACGTGTCCAAATTACCTAAAAAACAAATAAGCAATTTTAATATCCTAAGTCAAATCATGCCCCCCATGACGGTGAAACACAAAACCGGGCGGTTTGACGACAAAGAAGATTATAAAACCTCCAATAACGTCTTGGAAATAAACAACGGCGAATACGTCCGTGGACAAATGGGTAAAGATATTTTTGGCGACGGCAGTAGTGGTCTTATTCAACGGATTGCGAATGACTTTGGCAATAAAGAAGCCACCGGTTTTATTGATAGCGTGCAAAATATTGTCACAGAGTATATGAAAGGCAGTGCCTTTAGCGTAGGCATTAGTGACTTGATTGCCGACAAAAAAACCAACGACGAAATTGTCAAAGCCATTACAAGCAAAAAAAATGACGTGAAGAATTTAATCGACCAGGTGCACCTCGGCATCTTTGATAACAAAACCGGTAAATCCAACGAGGTCGAGTTTGAAACGCAGGTGAATAATATTCTCAGTCGAGCCGTGAATGACGCCGGCAAAATCGGCAAGAAGAGTTTAGACAAGGATAATCGTTTCGTGATTATGGTCAACGCAGGGTCCAAGGGTGGCGACTTGAATATTTCGCAGATGATTTCTTGCGTCGGCCAACAAAATGTCGACAATAAGCGCATTCCTTATGGGTTTGAAAACCGCACGTTACCCCATTTCACCAAGTTCGACGATTCACCCTTAGCTCGCGGGTTTGTCGAGAATTCCTTTATCTCGGGTCTAACCCCGGAAGAACTCTTCTTCCACGCCATGGGTGGTCGTATCGGTATTATTGATACCGCCGTGAAAACCTCCCAAACGGGTTATATCCAACGGCGTTTAATTAAAGGGCTCGAAGACCTGAAAGTCGAATATGATATGACGGTCCGCAATAACCAAAATAAAATAATCCAATACAGTTATGGCGAAGACGGGTTTGACACGGTCAAGGTGGAGAAACAAATGTTGCCCCTGGCCCAAATGACTTTGGAAGAAATTTACGCCCACTTTCAAATGCCCCTCGACGACAGTAAACAAAACGACGTGTTTACGACGGCTTATACCAAACCCACTGTGAAGCGGTTAAAAAAACAAAGTGTCGAATTGGCGACCAAATGCAAATACATGATTGTATTGATGATTCAAGTCCGCGAAGATATACTGAAGAATGTCTTTGGCAATAAAGACAATAAAGTCGTGCAAATACCCGTGGCGTTTAGCTACATTATTAATAATATTAAAGGCCAACAATATATTAACGTGAATTCCATGGTCGATATCACGCCTCTAGAAGCCTACGAAATCATCGATAACGGTTTTAATACCATTAAACAGATTCATTATGTCCCTCCCACGGCTTTATTCAAAGCCTTGTATTACTATTACCTCAACCCGAAAGACCTCTTGATGGTAAAACGGTTTAATAAAAAAGCACTGGTTATTCTCATTGACACCGTGGTCTTGATGTATAAGAAAGCCATCGTGGCTCCCGGAGAAATGGTGGGCATGATTGCCGCCCAGTCTATCGGTGAACCGACGACCCAGATGACATTGAATACCTTCCATTTTGCCGGGGTAGCCAGTAAATCCAACGTTACCCGCGGTTTACCGCGAATTGAAGAAATATTGTCTTTATCGGAGAATACGAAAAATCCCTCCTGTACGGTATATCTGTTTCCAAATGAAGAACAAGACCAAGAGAACGCCAAAAAACTCATGCATAAATTAGAACACACTAAGCTAAGTTCTATCGTCGAAACGGTGAAAATCTGTTTTGACCCCGATGACCTGCATACCTTAATTGAAGAAGATAAGGAAATTATGGAGCAATATAAAGAGTTTGAAGCGATGGTCGACGAATGTAATGGAGAACAAGAAACCGAGACCCAGACCGATAACGAAAATAAATCCAACGATAATAAATCCAACGATAATAAATCCAAATGGATTATTCGCATGACCTTTAACGTCGAAGAAATGTTGGACCGCAACTTGACGATGGATGACGTGCATTTCGCCATTAAAAACGCTTACCGCGACCAAGTCTCGTGTGTCTTCTCGGATTATAACAGCGAGAAATTGGTGTTTCGCTTACGCTTAAATAACTTTATGAACTCTAAGAAGAAGGGTGTGGTCAAACAAAATCCACTGGACCAGTCGGACGAAATCTATTTACTGAAAATGTTTCAAAATGCGCTGTTGGATAATTTAGTTTTACGGGGTATTACCCATATCGGCAAAGTTATCCCGCGTAAAATTATCGACAGCTTAGTACCCGTGGACGGTAATTATGTTAAAAAAGAAACGTGGGTGGTAGATACGGTAGGCACAAATCTTATGGGTTTATTATCGCTCGATTATATTGATACGAAGCGGACCTATACCACTGATATTCAAGAAATTTATCGCGTGATGGGAGTAGAAGCGGCACGCCAATCCATTCTCAATGAGATTACTGAAGTGATTGAATTCGATAGTACGTATATTAATTATCACCACCTCAGCGTCTTGTGTGACCGGATGACGTGTAACGATAAACTCGTCTCTATCTTTCGCCACGGGATTAACAGCGACGATATTGGACCGATAGCGAAAGCTTCTTTTGAAGAAACTCCGGAGATGTTCTTGAAGGCCGCCAGACACGGTATCTTGGACACGATGCGGGGCGTCTCGGCCAATGTCATGTGCGGACAAGAAGGATATTTCGGTACGAGTGCCTTTCAGGTAATGCTGGACTTGGATAAGATTACGCAAATCACGGCCGAAGAATTTGTCGAAGAAGATGATACAAAGTTTATCGACGAACATTTTGAAGGCATGAAACAGAGTGAAGAAGGCGTCTGCTCGCTGGAGAACCTGGCGATTAGTAGTAACGCGGCCAACATCCAGCCGACGGATATGGGGGGCGATAATGGATATGAATTGGGG